GGAAGATTCTTGTGGCCGGATACCGATGGCTAGGAGAAGATGAGTCTACAGTAATTTACGACAAATCTGAAATTCGTGCAAGTCAGGACTATCTGTTATGCTCCTTACTTTGGGATTTATTCAATGAGGCGGATGTCGTGGTAGCGCATAATGCTAAGAACTTTGACGTAAAGATGCTTGAAGTTCGCTGTCTTGCCAATGGCCTTCCTCCGCTGCCTACTGTCCAAGTGATTGATACTCTAGAAATTGCTAAAAAGAAATTCCGATTCCCTAGCAACAAGCTAGACTCGCTGGCTGCATATCTTGGGATTGGTCGTAAGGTTACGCACTCTGGCATTGACCTTTGGGTAAAAGTCCAGCAAGGAGATGAAAAAGCTCTGGAAAACATGGTAGAATATTGCGAAGGCGACGTTGACTTACTGGTGGAAATATTCCTCACCCTGCGCGGGCGTGGCCTTGTCTCTGCATTCAACGCTGCGCTGTATTATGACGACGACCTTATGCGTTGCCGCGCTTGCGGTAGCCATCATATTGAATACACGGGACGCAAGGTATATACTCCCTCTGGTGTATATAATGAGATACGTTGTACAGAATGCGAAACAGTTCAGCGTGACAAGTCTAATCAGACTTCTAAAACTAAACGTTCTAATTTGCTTTCCGCACCGAAGGCTAATTGATCCCAAACCCTCGGTGTAAGCTGAGGGTTTTCTTATTGGAGTTTCGTATGAAAATAAAAATTCTTCGTTGCAGTGACAGCAGAACGTGGTACAATAAGCACATCGGAGAGATTCTGTACGTAGAACGTATTGACTCTGACAGGTACTGGTGCAGAGAACTTGATCAGTACAGGTGCCTTAATTTTGTTTTGATTAAAGATTGTGAGGTTCACTATGATTAAATTTAAGTATGACTACTTTGACGCTTTTAATGATGCCGTGGGTGGTAGTATTTTCCTTCAAATTTGCTTTATATTTATGGTACTGTGCATAGGTTTAGGACTACTTACCTTGCTGACTGTGGTGGCAATGCTTATCGGATTTCTATGGACTGTATTTCTAGTTTTCTGTATTTCTACTGCTGCACTAGGTTACGCAACTTATCGTAAAATCAAAAACAAAGGAAATTACTATGCGAAGCATTGACACTAAACTATCCAACGGGGCAGTACCCCCTGCATATAAAACAGCAGGAGCAGCAGGAGCGGATTTGTTTGCTCATCTCCCTGATGGCCCTATCTGTATCCCTCCGGGTGAGATTCGAAAGGTACCTTCTGGTGTGCACTTGGACATTCGTGATACAGGCCTTGCGGTATTGCTAATGCCGCGCTCAAGTCTAGGAGAAAAGCGAATCAAGCTAGCAAACACCATTGGTTTGATTGATTCGGATTACCAAGGCGACCTCAGCATGCTTCTAGAGAATAACTCTAAAACGGAGTTTGTCGTGAATCACGGGGATCGTCTTGCACAAGTAGCTTTCTTCCGGGTGGAGCAAGTGCATTTTAATGTAGTCAGTGTATTCTCTGGTGTGACTATGAGAGGTACTGGTGGTTTTGGTAGTACAGGGACAGGAGGTTAGGATGAAAGCCGAGAAGAAAATTACGATATACGATAAGAATTACATATACATACCTCCAGTTGAAAATGGGGAGTCATGCGAACGCTGTGACTTAAACAACGACCTGTGTGTTAAGGTATACTATTGTGCAGATGGGTTCTATGTCGCAGAACCAGCCCAGACTCCAGAACAAAGTACCAAGGTAAAATCCGATGGCGGTAGCTCGGACTACTATAAACTGAAGATCAAACGTAGTAGTGACGGTCAAGAATTCGACTGTGAAATGGGCGATGTGATCTATTCCGTGTTCGGTGGGGATTTTGATCTGGGGAATATTGTCAAGGCATGCCGTCGAATGTATCTGGATAGTCAAGGTGCAGGTAAGGATGGGATTGATGCAGAGTATGATGGGAAGAAGATTGAGTGGTTTACTAAGGATTTTTTACAACGTGTAAAAAGCAAAGGAGAATAATATGACAAAGAAAACTAAGTACGACCTAATCACAATAGATGAGACAGTTCCGGTGATCCTATATAAGCGAGGGGATACCTTCGAATTTCAAGGTAAGCAAGTGCAAGTCGTGGAAGTAATTGAAGATGGTCGTCTGCATGTTAAGAACCAGAACGAGCCCTTTGATTCCTTCATTGTTCTAGAAAGTGAAATTGAATGACAGTATCAGCAAAAGTAATCTGTGACAGTATTAACCCTCGTGGTGTCCGCATCACTACCTTCGAACTTGACTATCCTAGACTGATTCATTCGGAGTTTATGACTCACCGAATGTTCTCCCGGAATGCAGCAAGCTCACGAGCCATTCCTGTATCTTCTGTAATCAGTCTCGTGGAAACAAACCCTGCTATGCCTGTTCACTGGGGGAAGAATCAACCGGGAATGCAAGCTAAGGAAGAGCTGGATGAAGTGACCAAGGCAGGCGTACAAGGACTATGGCTAGAGGCCTCTAAACAAGCCGTAAGCACTGCCAAAGTGATGAGTAATATGCAGGTACACAAGCAGGTCGTAAATCGCGTTCTAGAGCCTTTCCAGCACATCAAGGTAGTGCTTACGATGACGGAACGGGCGAACTGGTATTGGTTGCGTGACCACGCTGACGCTGATCCTACAATCCATGAGCTTGCACGAAAGATGAAGGAAGCTGAAGATGTTAGTGCTCCACAACTACTGAAGTTTGGTGAATGGCATATGCCTTATGTAGCAAATTCAAAACAAGTGTTTGATGAAGATCACCCAATTTTCTATTTGGATGAAAGCAATCAGAAAATTACCCTAGAACAAGCCTTGATGATTTCTGCTAGCTGTTGCGCGCAGGTTTCGTACCGAAAGCAAGACGGATCATTAGAAAAAGCCGAGATGGTGTTTAAGCGATTGATTGAGTCTGAACCTGTGCATGCATCTCCAGTTGAACACCAAGCGTTGTGTTTTGACAACACTTATTACTGGCCTGAAGGTGTAACCTACCGTACACGCGATGGAACATATTGGTCTGGTAATCTTCGTGATTGGATTCAGTATCGTCAACTAATTCCAAATAACGCCAAGAATTAAGAAGAATTAACTAGATTTTATCGGAAGGATATGGTAGAATTGAGTTCTACGTCCTTCCTTTGACAAGGAGAGTAAAATGAATATCGCAGCACTGTGCATCGTAAGCGTGTCGGAATTAGCAAAAGTCAAGCCAGAAATTACTTATGACTGGATTGATGAAAATCGAAGTGAGTTTATGGATATGCTGTATGAAGTTGGAATGAATACTTCACAGCCGATTGAAAAGCAAGAGAATTTGCAACACCGCAACCGTTTTAATGAAGTGGTTGTCTCAGATAGGTACGTAGGAAATGAACGGACAGACAAGGAATGGATTAACTCAGGTTACGCTAGTCAAGAAGCTAAAGATAAAGCCACAGGCTCTAAGCTACTAGCTGACCTATACCGCCTTCGCGGAGCAGTAGAATAAGAAAGAACAAATGGAAAAACACCTATTACCTATTAATGACAGACATGAGCCAATTGAATTTGCAGAAGAACAGTTGAAAGTATTCTGGTTGCCAGATGAAGTCAAGGTAGAGAAAGACATTCAAGACGTTTTGGTAAACTTTACCGAAGCCGAGAAGCATGCGGTAATCACTACGCTGAAGCTCTTCAGTATCTATGAGACACACGCCGGGGATGAATACTGGGGAAGTCGTTACAAGAAGATTTTCCAAGGTGCAGAGTTTCACCGCATGGCTTCAGTCTTTGCAATGTTTGAACTTGCAGTACATGCACCGTTCTATAATAAGATTAATCAGTTACTGCATATTGACACGCCTGAGTTCTATATGTCTTATTTGGATGATCCTGTTCTGAAGGGACGTGTTGAGCATATCGGTAGTATGATTGATGATGAAGATGAGCTAGTCTCTCTTGCAGCCTTCAGTCTAGTCGAAGGTGCTATTCTGTACAGTAACTTTGCCTTCTTGAAGCACTATCAGTCTCAGGGTAAGAATAAACTAATGAACGTAGTACGTGGGATTAACTTCTCTGTACGCGATGAGAATATTCACTCTGTAGCTGGAGCGTGGAGTTTCAAGCACCTGAAGGAACAACGTAACCTATCACCAGAGCAAGCCGTAGCACTAGAACAGAAGATTCTCACTGTAGTTCGTAAGATTTATGAACATGAGTGTCAGATTATTGCTAAGCTGTTTGAGAAGGGAAAGATTCCCGGAATCACTGCTTACCAACTTGAATGCTTCGTGCAATCTAGACTGAATGAGTGCCTGCGGGAACTTGGCTATAGTAAAGAATATGAAGTAGCATACAATCCGATTGCTGATTGGTTCTATGATGGTATTAACAAGTTTCAGTTCAATGATTTCTTCTCCGGTCAAGGCCGGGAATATAATCGAGATTGGGATGAGACTGCATTTGTTTGGAAAGCTTTGAATGACTAATTTATATAAAGAACTAAGTAACGAGCGGAAAGCATTACAACAAGGGGGCTTTGTCCCCGAATGGTATAGCACTGGTGGATACCAGATGTTCAAGGAGAAGTATGAGTATGATACGAAGGGTCGTTCAGTACGTGGACAGTTTGAACGTATTGCCAAAACTGCAGCCAAGCACCTTAAAGGAACAGTATTCGAAGCTGAGGCGGAAGGTAAATTCTTCAATCTACTCTGGAAAGGTTGGTTATCTCCTAGCACACCTGTGCTTGCAAATATGGGTACTACTCGTGGTATGCCTGTGTCTTGTTCTGGTACAGTGGTTGATGATTCGGTCGATGGTTTCTACAGCAATCTCCGTGAAGTAGCTATTCTTACTAAGTATGGTTTTGGTACAGCAAGTGATCTAAGTCATATTCGACCACGAGGTAGCAGTATCAGTGTAGGTGGTAAAGCTTCTGGGGTATTACCAGTGGTAAAGGAACACGTCAATGCGATGCGTAGTATTGCTCAAGGCACCGCTAGGCGTGGGGCATGGGCTTGCTACCTTGATATCGAGCATGGAGATTTTGATGAACTGATTGATCACCTGATGGTTGATCCAGAGGATTTGAATATCGGCTGGACTATCAAGCAATCCTTTATCACTAGATTAAACTCCGGTAATGCAGATGCTGCACGAAGGTTCCGTAAGGTCATGAAGGCCAAAATGATTACTGGTAAGGGTTACTTCTTCTTTGTTGATAAAGCCAATAATAAGCGTCCTGCGATGTATGTAGACCGGGGACTCTTTATTAATAACTCTCAGCTATGCTCTGAGATTATGCTTTTCAATGACGAGGACCATACCTATACTTGTGTACTATCTTCCATGAATGCTAGTCTTTACGATGAGTGGGCTCACACAGATGCGGTCTACTGGGCTACGATCTTCCTTGATTGCGTAGCTGGAGAATTCATCGAACGAGCTAAGTATATTCCGGGTCTGGAAAAGGCTGTACGATTCACTGAAAAGTCCAGAGCATTAGGTCTTGGTCTGTGTGGAATACACACACTGTTCATGAAGAAAAGCCTCCCGTTTGAAAGCTTTGACGCGCATCTATTGAGTCAGGAAATCTCAAAGTTCATCTACGAGGAATCCTTCAGGGCATCACGAGTTATGGCAAGAGAGATCGGAGAACCTGAGTGGTGTATGGGGTATGGTGTGCGTAATACTCACCGTGTTGCTATCGCTCCGACGAAGAGTACAGCACTGCTAATGGGCGGTGTTTCTGAAGGTATTAACCCAGACCCCGCAATGAGTTATACTCAGACTACTAGTGCTGGTGAAGTAGATCGTACTAATCCTGTGCTGTTGCAACTGATGAAGGATAAGGGCGTATACTCAAAGAAGAATATCAACCAGATTACTAATGCATATGGTTCGGTTCAAGGCGTGGATTGGCTGACAGATCACGAGAAGGAAGTATTCAAGACTGCCTTTGAGATTAACCAGAAGGCAGTGCTTCGCATGGCCTCAGCAAGAGCGCAGTATCTGGACCAATGGCAATCGTTGAATCTATTCTTTAGTGCTGATGAAGACCCAGCTTGGATTGCAGAGGTGCATCAAGAGGCGTTCGAGGATGAAAATATCCTTGCTTTGTATTATGTGTATACTCAGGCTGGAGTACAAGCAAGTAAGGGCGAGTGCGAGAGTTGTATGTGAATTAAGAAGGAGATAATATGAAGCTAATCAAAATGTCCGCGAGTTGGTGTGGCCCTTGTAAGCAACTATCAAAGGTTATGCAAGAGGTTGATATCCCTTATGAAGTACAGGAAGTGGATATCGACCAAGAGCCAGCCTTAGCACAACAATACGGTATCCGGGGTGTTCCTACCTTGATTCTTCTGGATGATGATGGTACAATCCGCCGCCGCACCAGTGGTAGCATGACCAAGACGAAGCTAGAGGAATGGTTGCGAGGCTAAGCCCTTGACACGCTAAAACAACTCAGATACAATAAGCCCCATTGGAGAAATCCTCTGGGGTTTTATTTTTATGAAAAGGAGGGAAGATGAAAGTCTACGTTGCGATCTATGTGCGTGAAGACTGGAGCTATGACCTTAGACTTTTCCCTGACGCAGAAAGCAGAGAAGATTATGTCCAAAGGCAGATTAATAATCCGTACAATCCAAGGAAGAAAAACTACTATATTTACGAAGAAAGGGAAGTATGTTTACCCTGATTTTATTTTCACCTGCGGTTGTTTTCTTTATTTTCATCCTTGTTGTCTTGCGTGAGCTAGATAGATTTGAACGGAAGTTTCCGAAGAATAGTTTAAGCAAGAACTGTAAGAAAGGACTAAAATGAATACACAACCGACAGTACTTGCACAACTGCGCCACCTTTACAAGAACCTGATGTGCGACGGTGTGCGCGACTCCGCAGACGCCAAGCGGATAGCGCAAGGGCTGCTGGGGCCTGCAATCGAGGCACTTGAGCGGGGCACTCCCGCAACGGGAGGGGAGCCTGTTGGAACGGTGGTGCACAACACTGCTGCAGATGCTCAGTTCGCGCCTCGTGCGGTATGGCCTCTCAACAACTTCCACGATCTACCTCTCGGAACCAAGCTCTACACATCTCCGCAACCAGTGCGGGAGCCTCTTTCTTTCGCGCAGAAACTTGACCTCATCAGTGACTGCAAAGGAATCCGTGGCAAGGTAATTGGAGATGGGCAGTTGTTTTCGTTGATAGAACAAGTAGAACGTCATTACAAAATCACAGGAGGACAGCATGACACTGAGTAGGCACAGTATTAATAAACTTTTTGAAGCTCATGGTTGGCATTACTTTGCCAGCAAACCAGATATGTTTATCCCTGTCGCTCGCGCAATCGAATCAGAGACACGCAAGGCCGACACCAAGCTTATACGGCAGATGCTAGATGTTCTGGAGAGTCAATGCGGACAGCGCGACCCAGAGGAAATTGCAGCAATCACTGCCGCCAAAACAAGATTAGGAGAATAATATGCAGATTAGTCCAACTGAAGCTGACGACCTTCTAAGAGATAACGAATGGTGTACATGGGCTGATGCTCGGGAATTATTAATCCAAGCCAGCCAAATGGGTGCTTACAGGCAAGGCAAGGTAGATGAAAAACTTATACAAAGGCTTGCACGTACCTTGGAAGATTGCCTACAAACAGTTAGAGAGTACGAGAATTCGGATGATCTTCTGTGGATGCAGTATACCTTGCCTGCTCTAATCACCACCGCAAAAACAAGACTAGGAGAATAATATGCCTACCATTATCGGATATAACCCAAAAATCAAGAAGCAAGTAACCTGCGATCACTGCGGGGCTATCAACGAGTACACACCAAATGAAGTCCGTACTCTGTACACCGGACGAGATGTCTCTGGAATGACCGAAGTCACTAAAGGGTTTAACTGTGCTGGGTGTCATTACGAGATTGTGACAGACAGCTATTAACCAAAAAGAAAACCCTCCTATAGAACCCGTAAAGGCTCCGTAGGAGGGTTTCTGTGTTTCTAGCACCGAAGGTATTGCCTAAGCAAGATCGTGCGTTATTTCGTGTTCTGGAGGCTTCCAGAGGCATCCCGAAGGAATCTTTCTTGTGCTGCAAGTTCAGTATCATGCTGACGGTAACAAGCCAAGAGATGATCCTTTAGTCGATTCGTGGCTGTAGCATGTTCTGCAAGTGCATCTGCATCTCTTTCTGATAGTCCCGTTCCAGTAATTCTTTCGGTGCTTTCTCCATAGGTTGCATCTGGGGAAACACTGCCACTGCTGGCGGTACTACGGGGTTGTGTTGACAACCAAGCAAGAAGATTGTTATACTTATCAGTAGTAGTTTTAAGCTGTGCATCTTTATCCTTCTTTATATTTGAGAGTTCATCTTTGAGTGCAAAGGTAGCTTCATTGCTTTTCTCGATAAGACGGAATCTTTCCTTTGAATATTGCAATTGAATGTTAGCCTCTGTGGTTGCAACTGCTTTACTAACCTCCGAAGATACTGTATGCTTGTGCCAAGCAAAAGCCCCCAGTACAACAAAGGCGATAATCGCAAGTTTAATTTTCCAAGTTCCTAACCAGCTAAGCATTGTTTGTACTCCTGTTGTCTACGTTTCGTCAATCCCGGTAGAGGGTTGCCACGGAATTTATCCCATTTAAGAATCTCATAACAAGCGCCCTCATAATCCATTGCATTTAGTTTACGAACTAATGTACTATTACAGAAAGCCTGTCCACCAATGTTATATGTCAAGCTGACATACGCATCATACTCTCCTTGGCTTAGTGGAACTTTAATACAGGATTTGACTTGCCTTTCAAACATATTCACTTTGTTGGTAAGCAGTTCATTCGCTTGTTTCCGTGTTATAGTGTCACCAAGTTTAACCTTAGAGCCATCCTGATATGTAGTGTTCCCGTAACCAATCGTTGGTACATCTCCGGGAACAGGGATGTATGCTTTATCACGGTAGCCTTCATGAGTGGCTATACCGCCAATACCTGCTACTGAAATAGCAAGTGCAATAAGTGGTTTTCTTAGTTTTTGTGGTATAGCCATTTCATTTCCTTTATAGTAGACCTACGCTCTTAGCAACGAAGGTACCTGCAGATGCAGCAATAGCCCAGACGGCGGCAATAACCCATTTTGTAACTTGCTTAGTAAGTGGCTGTTCTCTTTCAAGAGCATCAACACGTTCTTCAAGTTTCTCGGATTTATTGCTCATCTTCTCAAGCGTAGCATTAAGTCTCTCGTAAGATTGATTCAGATTTAACTGACGTTCTTCCATTTGGACCAGCTTGGTTACAGCGACAGACATTTCTTTCATACTATCCCTCATAGTATCTCTAAGATCGCTAACGTCGTTTTGCATTGAGTTAATACGTTCTGCGATTACTTGGATGGTTGCATCTTCATTTCTGCGGTTATCTGACATTACAATCCTTACTTTTTCTTCTTATAGGAGAAACCAATCCCCACTACCATTGCCCGAGTTAATTCCGGGTCATTTCCCATAGCGTTACCGATCTTATATCCAAATCGAGTACGCTGTACTTTATTGCCCAAGTCCTTCATACGGAAGACTTCCCAGTAAGGTCCACAGTTTCTAATCAGCGTTCCCATGACTTGTTGACCGTCTTTCATTTCTCCTACGTGAATATCTCCAATCATGCGATGAGAGGCACGCAGTTCAGGTGTCATTTCGAAGCCTTCCAGATAAGAAGCATTGCTGGCTCTATTACGGTAGCCAAGCCACACATACCTTGCCCAGAAACTTCTAGGATGACTGCCTTTGGCATAATAAGCCAAGGCACGAACCTCTGGGGTATCTTCCAGTGGAACTGGTTTGCGACTACCATCGGGGTTCCATTCTAAGGCTCTGTCTCCATTTAGGCTTACTTCATTATCCCATTTGTGAAATAGCTTAGGAAGTTTTTCAGCTTCCCATTTCACAAAAGGAAGCACAACCAACATGACGTACGGTGCTGTTACATCATAAAATGTGACCTTACGACATTTCTTCTTTGCTTCATCGAAGCAAGCTTTTGCTTGTTCCTTCTCAATATCTGAAAGAGTGCTTTCATCAATGCACTCATAAGGAATTCTACTGTTCAACGCAAGGGTTGTCAGGGAGTAGATTACAAACGCAGGAAGGAAGAAAAGGAACAAAGCTAGGGAGAGTATTACCGTCAGCATTTCCACCCCTTCATGGCCTTTACAACGGCCTGCAAAGTGCAGGGGTCAAATCTGTGACAGTCCTGAAGGCCCAGCATCTCTGCTGCAGCTTCACTGCACATTACACGACTACGCTTGTTAGGAATGAACCAAGCTAAGAAGCCAAGGATCAATTGCCAATCATACAGTCGTCCTTGATTAATTACAGCCCAGATAGCTGCAGACTTCGGTTCAGTAAGGGTTTCATCTAGTTCCCATTCAGGACCAGATACGTTAATACGCTTGAACCGTACACCACCTAGTTTCCCTGCTCTACGGGAACTGGAGGCTGGAATACGCTCAAGGCCTACGCTGGAGACACACCAAAGTTCTCCTTTTTCATTTGGTTGGCAAGTACCGTCAGGCATTAGGTGATCTACATTATCTCCCGGTTCAAAGACAATCTCAGAGTGTGAAGCCCTGAGAATATCCTGTGAAGGGGAGTTATCCGTCTGAAGAGCTTGTCTGATTCCAGAGAGTCTTAGACGGATAAGTCGATTACCTAATCCCATGATGGATTTTCTAGTTCCAACATAAGATGCTAGTTTCATTTTCTTCCTTTAGGAGAAGTATAGTTTTCTAAGTGCTAGATTCTCTTCGTCCTTTACTGGAGTATTGAGAATACTGCTTTGTAGTGCTGGTGTAACCCCAGGTACTTTGCTTGCAACATAAACGACGGACTGAGCTACTTCAGGGAGTTTCAGGTCAAGCCACTTACGGATTTGAGTATCCTTTAGGATAGCCTGAACACCAACATCTGAACTTGTCAATACTGCCATCTTAGCGGCACCGAAGCGATCAAAGAAAGGACCAATATCAATATACCATGCCCAGACAGGTGGGGTTACTGGAGTGGGTACAGAGCGAGTCATAAGCCTCCACTCATAACCTGTCCAGTTCCACTCAACCCCTTCCGGGGCTGGGAGGTATGACGGTTCAATTTCGGTGAACCGACCGGGGATTTCTTCTGCCGAATAGAACCCAGCATTGTCGTAATAAGCCATAATGTTCCTTTATTAAGCTGCTTTGATGTAAGCGTCGTCTACGAAGTGACCATCTATTAGTGGACGTTCTAAACGGAAACGTGCAGTGTCAATATTAAGGTAATACGCATTTCCACTACTTGCACCGTTCGAAGGGATAATAATCAATCTTGTCGGAGTAAAGGCACAACGGTGCCCAGCGGAGGCCGCAGCAGGGAGAATTTCCAGATATGTATTAGGTTGGTAATACTTAGACTCACTAACCAGTAATCTGTCAGCTACAGTATCGCCGGTAGCCATATGTGCAAAGAGATTGCCGAAATTTATCAGAGTTGATTGTGTGTAAGGCATGGCTAGGCGCACCAAATTATCACCCCCCACTTCAGCAGCACCTTGTGTGTAGGAAATCAGTTGACCATCTTTTGTGGTCAGGAATCCTGAAGAAGTAATGCTTAGATTTGTAGGCAGTATCGGAGAGGTAGCAGGCCACAGGGATTGTTGAAAATTAATCCCGTCGATTGTGCTTATGATTCCCGGTGCACGTTCTGTGGTACGACCAACCCGAAGCACCGCACCATTCACAACACCCCTTCGTAAATTATTATTGGCTAAGGGTGTAAAAGTAGTACCTGCTTCAATACCGGTCCACCTTCCAGAGAAAGAGCCACTCGTCAAAGTTGCGGAAGTATAAATTCCGTATTGTCCTGACGTAGTAGGCGAGCCAAAAACAATATACAAACCATTGAAATATTCGACAATAGCAATTGTATTCAGAGAACTAGGAAACGACCACGAACTCGCAGCAGACCATGTTGTTAGATCGGTGGATGTGGCAAAGCTGGCCGGACTGTAGGCCACAAACTGTCCGTTCAAGAAATTAATACCTGTGACGGTAGCCATTCCGGGAATAGTGAAGTTGCTCCACGTTAAGCCGCCGTCTGTGCTGCGGCATGTGCTGTTTAATGTATCACAGAGAACCAGTCGAGTATAATCGGCATTGTGAGCAAACGAAGAGAGAACGGTGCCCTGCATAATTACAGTACCGGATGCAGTCTGAACTGTATTATTCCCAAAAGTCAAATATTGTGAAGTATCCAGTTCAGGATAATCAGCCTTGAGATAAAGACCACCGTTCATCGGCAGCCAAGTTGGATCATTGATCCGTCCACGAACAATAGTACCCGTAGGTAATCCTGCAGTGTTATATAGTGTAGTAAAATTACTCATAGATTAAATCCATCCTTGTGCAGCATCTGTTGTGTAGTAAAAGGCTTTTTGCATAAACCTAGCGTTAAGCTTCATAATTGTGCTATCATTACGAATCTTTTTACCGTTAGGATTAACCAAGCAAGCACCGGAGTTAGAGAGGTCAGTAAGCATAATCACATCTCGTTCCTGTGGAGCAGCAGGGAAAGTCACCGTAACAGGTGCCGTGAGAATGTAATGAACACCCGGTGAAAGTGTAATATTGGTACTGACGTACTGTTGTGGCATAGCCAGTGGAGCACCAATCAGGAACCAGTTAGTGCTATCTAAACTTGGGTCTGTAGTTCCAGCACCTGCTATTTTACGACGATAATTGAAAAATGTCAAGGGGCTCCATACGACAACACCTTCAGTGTATGTAGTACCAGATACCCATTTAACAGCACCAGCAGCAGCCGCAGCAGCGTTAACCGAAGCAGCAGCAGCGATTTCACTTTGCTGTGCAGCGAGTTTGCTGGCATTAGCATCTACAGCCGCAAGAGCAGCACTAAGAGCAGCAGCATTTACCTCAGATGCAACTAAATTAACCTCAGTAGCAAAAGTAGGTAAAGCAGAAAGAAACGTATCAGCCCGAGGTGCAAATGTATTTGGGTCTGAGCGTGTAGGAGGGATTGGAAGTGCAGTAATTACGGTCATAGTTTCCTCTTAGATTAGACCTTCAATCTCAAGCCTGCACAGGCTATACGAAGGGTAGTTAATTTCAATATTAAAGTCTCGGTAATATCCGTAGACATTCAGAGCATCATAATCCTCTGCATCTGTACCGAGCCATACACAAGGCGTTGCTCGTAAATCCTCTAGAAGCTTACGGGTTACTCGCAGATTCTCCGTAGGGATAAACAGGGTTGCATCCATTCGTTTACTGAAGGCACGACGAACAAGTGAAGTAATACCGAACTGATTCGCCTCTTTAGCGGAGTAATCTCGAATACCAGATGAAGCTCCGTACTGAGTCAGGCCAATATTATACATATTCCCAAAAGCACAATTACCTACGCCTACAGCGCCAGAGCCACCAGTGAAAACCAGTGTAACAACTCCAACTCCAGTTGAGTAAGGAGGGATGTTTTGGAAAATAACCTCAGTTTTTAAATCATAAGGTTCAAAGAAATACCCATACCAATCAATGATACTGGTGTCATCCAGATTCAGTGTTTGAGAGTAATATACAGGCCCTGTTGGTCCGTCAGTGATGCTAATAGATAGTGTACTAACACCCGTAAGATTAAACAAAGCCACAGAATTAATAATACTTCCCGGCGTAAAAGTCACCGTCAATGAAGCATTGCGTGTTGTTTGAGTATTTACAAACTCGTCAAACATCGAGTATTTGTTATTCGAACTCTTCCTAATCCACCATGCTGCATTCGCTGCAAGGTCTGGTTGTTTATTTAAGTTCGATGCCTGAAGACTAACATAGATTGAATTTCCATAATCAACCTCTGCGTCTTTTGGATAATTTGTTGCACTATTCCATGCGGCCACTGTCTCTGTTGCATTTGTGCTTGTCAACATAGCAGCAGTAAAAGTAATTGGTTTGATAACTTTCATAATTTCCTTGAAAAGAAAGAGGGCCGAAGCCCTCTCCTTTAGATTGTCGCTGCGGCTGTAATGAGCAATGATTCGCCATCACGAGTTACACGTTCTAGTAATCGAGCAACCTTAGAGGTATTGATCGCAATTGCTTGCAGTTCAATACTCATATTGTCAACTCGACTTTCCAGTGCTGAGTCAGAACTTGATGAAGAGCTAGCATGCACCCCCAGCTTACCCCCAACGTTAGTCAGAGGTAGAATAGCTTCAGGTCCAGCTTCTCCCATGAGTCCCATATTGAAAGATGTAGGACGATTTACTACACTGTTAGTGAAAGCACCACCAGTAGCAAAACGCTGTACTCCAACTGAAGTTGCAGCCTTGTACATATCTTCGTAGTAGTATCCGGCCAGAGCAGATAGCTCTAGAAGAGAAATACCACTATCACGAGCCATAATGAAGAACTCAGCAAGGTTTCCAGACTGAGTACCTGCAGCCCAAGCTTGTTGGTAAGCAGCTTCCTTAGATTGGAGTGCGCTCTGTTCTTCGTCAGTAGCTGAACGAACCACAGTACCGTAGCTTCCTAGATAACGCTCAACAACGTACTTGCCGTCGGCTGTCTTCTCGCCGGGTTTCAACTCTTTAGGAGCTGGACCACTAGGACCGGGACCAGTAGGACCAAAGACAGGCTTTCCTGCCACTGCATTGTTACCCTTACCGACCGTACCGGTATCTGGAGCCGCTGGCTTCAAAATGTCTGCCAAAGCCCTTAGAGCCTCTTCTACACTCATCACCGCGTTGGTAATACCAAGGGCTGCATCAATCTGTTCTCTAGCTGTCTTTAGAAGATTATCTAGATATTCTAATTGATCCTTAATACCCTTCAAGATTAGCTCAGCGGTACTTAGCTGCGCTCCTGCCTGATCCTGTAGAATCTGCAGTTCAGCGGCTAGTTGTAGCCTTGCTTTATCTTGCTCAAATTGAGTAGCATACTGCGTACTGTCGATATCACTACGGACAGCCGAGATAGAGTCTTCAAGAAGTTTCTGATCTGGCAATACACCTGAAGATAATGCTTGTTGAATTACTGCACGTCCTTGGCTTGCAAGCATCTTTGCAGTGCTGTCTACCTGCATGTAAAGCTCTTTGACATTCTTTGATAGAAGATCAAAAATACCCTTCAAGCGATTAACAGTTTCTTGAGCAGTCTGAGCTTGTTGCTGTAGAAGTTCTTTCTGAGCATTCACAGCCTTTTCTAAGGCATCGTAAGCACCTTCCAGCGCATCACGTAGTTTATCCTTAGCAGCATCTGCAATTTCTTCGGCGGTCTGTGTAATCTCAGCAAAGGCTGGAGCAAGTTGTAGCAGTAAAGCATACATCTTACGACCTTCTTCCGTTGACAAATCCTGTGCTTCAACCAGTTTACGGTATTCTTCACGAGTCTTTGGCATCGTCAGATTATTCTTCTTGAACTCTTTTTCCAGTTGACGCTGAGCCGTAGCTTGACGTTCTGCTTCAGAGTAGAAGTTCTGATAATAAAATGTAGAACTAGCAACAAGCTTATCAAGACCACCGAACAAATCAGCAAGCTTACTAGCCATGTCACCACCAGCAAGGCTGGCTTCGTACATCTTGTACCCTAGAGTATCAAAGACTTGATTTACAGTAGAAAGAGAAGTAGCAAGACGGGTCAAGGTGTCAATTGCTTTTTCACCTTCTTTCGCGTACTTACTTGCTTTATAGATTCTTTCCGTAACTGCAACATCTTCAAACACAGCAGGATTACTATCAAGATCATCCGCACCACGACCGCTACTTCCGCTGCCTGTACCGGCAACGACTCTACGTTCTGTGCGCGTCTTATCTTCCCACTCGCCTAGAATCTCCTGCGCCATTTCATTATTCACAGTAGCCAAAGCTTCTTGAATCTTTGCAGAAATGTCGTTCTCGTTCATGCCATGTAGGCTGATTTTAATATCTGACGTGAAGTTCTTTAGCTTGTCAGCATTCAGACCAAGTACCTTAGCAAAATCCGTAACTTGAGTCTTCATTGCAGTGAAGGCATCACCAAGTTGTTTCTGTAAAGCTTTGTCGATTGGGCTTAACTTAGTCTTATCTGAACGGAATAAACCGCCCTTATAGAACCGATATGCTTGTCCTTCGAACCCATCCTTACCGCCGAATTTACCTTGGATACCAGAGTCTTTCAACTCACGACCAAAGAGCTTCTTCCAGCTTGCAGCAATTGCTACGATAGCGAGAATGTAAGGAGCAGCAGTTGCCAAAGCCCCTAGTCCACCACTAGCACCGGCACCAGCACCCGCCAGAGGATTAATTGCAGCAGCCATTCCGGGGTTAGCTAGACTCGTACCTACACCAATCGTTGTAGTAGTTCCTGCGGAAGCACCAAGACCAATCATACCTCCAATACGGCCAAGGATACCTGTACCACTTGTCAAGCCACTGTAGAGGCTGTAGCCTTGCATACCAGCATTGATTAGTCCACCAGCACCACCACCGACAGCACCACCAATACCACCACCACCGCCACCAAGCAGACTACCGATCACATTACCTAGCAGTGTATTTACCACTGCATCAACAACCAGTGTTACCTTCTGACGAAGGACACCTACGATAACATCACGAATCTTCTTAGCGCCGGCCTTACCGCCTTCAAACAGGGCAGTAACAATAGCGTCACTGATACCGTTCCGGATTGCATCAATCTCTCTCTGCAAATCCTCAGCATAAGTAACTGCAACTTCACGGTTGATTACTTTGATTTTTTCAGCGGCATCCTCTTCAGCTTTAACCTTCGCGTCCATCAACTTCCGATAGTCAGTTTCAGGCAACCCATCTTTCTGAGCTTTAGCGATCTTCTCGTCAATTTCTCGTTTTTGTTTCGCTAGGTTGATACCCACTTCAGCAATTTTATTTGCTCGTTGATATTCAATCGTCAGAGCCTTTTGCTCTTCCGTAGTTTTACCCAGCAAAGATACACGATAATCCAGTGCAGTGTTTTCCTGAAGCGTAGCAGCTGTTGAGCAATACTATCTTCTTGGAATTTTCTTGCAGCAGAATTAACTTCTTCCAAAGCTTTCTGATACTCTTTCCAAGCAGGGGTACTCATGAATACTGCACGAGTAAGTTCTTCAACTTCTTCCCTCGACCAATTAGCGACGACAGCGAACTCTTCCAGCTTCTTCATATCAGCGTAGTATTGTTTTCCAATACCTTCTGACTTGCCTAGAAGTTTCAGACGATGCTCTTCTGCTTCAGCTAGTTTTTCAAGATGTGCAGTTTGTTGCTCCGTTGCTACATTGCTTGCCATCAGGCTCAAATAGTTAGATTTTTGAGTTTCTGAAAGAAGCAAGAAACGCGGATCACTGACAGCTTCTAGCATTTTAATCTGAGATGCGGTTAATGCCTTCGTTGCATCATCAGCTTTGATTGAGGCAGCGGTAGCTTCACGCATTAGAGTAGCATAGTAACTGTCTGAGGGGTTTTTCGTGTGAGCAGAATCTTTCTTCTGCATTGCTTCCCATTCAACCTTAGCAGCTTGCTTGATACTTTCCAGTTGTGAATCTTCGAACTTTCCAAGCTTAGTCTTTTCAGCGATGTACTTCTTTGTGTACTCTGTCAAGGTCATTGTCTTCTGAGCTTGCTTGTCCAGCACGCCGTTGACATCTTTCATGACACCGCTTACAATTTCAAGGTTCTTTGCGTTTTCAACGTTCAGTGCTTGCGCTTGTTCTTTAGCTTGGTTCTCAGCTACTTGACGATCAATGTTTTTGAGCATCTGGCGTTCCTGTTCTTGGAGAGCGTCAAGAAGTTTAGTGTCCACAGAAATACCAAACATTCCAAGAATTTTTTGATTACCTGTAAGATTTTCTTTTACTTCCTTGATTCGTTCCTGAACCTTGCCAAGATTGTTCTGTAACTGAGCAGTTGGATCAGTTGCTAGGAATAGTGTCTTAAAAGCATCCGAGAAGAATTGCTTAATGCCTTTACCTAGCTCGATGATGAACAAAGAAAAACCATTATAGTTAGTTTTCATTTGCGCGAACTGTGTTGCTGTAACATCAGCATAAGTCTTCATTGCTAGTGCTGCGGCTTCAGTAGTCTTACCAGCTTTTTGCAGTTCTTGCACCATTTTAATAGTTTCAATAGAAACCATGCCGGTGTTTTTAGCAATATCAATCAATGCTTCAACAGGTTTGTCTTTCAGTTTGCCAAAAGCTTTAACAGTATCTTCCACCGCTACACCGGCAAAAGTTGCCATATCCGCAGCGGCCTTACCTACCATGAGGATTTCATTCTTAGTAAAATCCCCTTCTTTAGCCATAGCTACAAGAGCCTTGGTTGCATTACCTGTAGTGACTCCCATTTTACCAAGACTTTCAACGTACTGAATAGCACTTGAGTGACTAAGAGCCAGAGAGCCACCAGACAAGGCTAAACTCCGTGCCAGTGAATTGTTTTCAGAGATTACCTGCTTTAGTGCCACCGCCATTGTGATCAGGGCACCAATACCTGTCACAGTTAATGCAGATGCAGCGCCGATAACAGCAATACGAAGAGCATTAAAGAAAGCAAGGATTGGACCTCCAAAAGTAGGATCAGCGCCAGCAAAGAATAGTAGTTTAATCTGAGCTTTGTCCAGCACTGTATTTAGACCAGTAACTGTTCCAATCAGGTTAAGAACACCCTTCCCAGTATCAATAAATGCACCAACCAATAAGTCCTTAAACGCACCAGCAACAGCCGCAACAGAGACAACCATCTCACGCGCAGCAGTACGCATTGTAGCACCCATATCTCCAGCAGCAACCCCAGCTAGTGCGAACTGATCTCGCAGTTGACCACCTTGCTGTAGCATTACAGTAAGTGGAGATTGACCTGTTGCAAGGCCTACGAAAATATCGGTAATCTGTGGGCCAAGGGCACGACTAATATAGTCCGTCTGTGCTGAGCCTTTAGATTTTTCTAGTTGTAGCAAGCTCTTACGATATTCATCCATCTTGACGCGTTGCTGATCTAGGGTTAGACCGCTGCGTTTTAGATTTTGTTCGAAACGATTTAGAGCGTTAGCTGTACCTTTATTAAGTTCAGTATTCTGTTCTTGCAGAGCAAAGTTTACACGTTGCATTTCTTTTTCAAGGAATGCTGCAGCTTGTGCTGCTTCACGGTGAGTTTTAGCAATAGCTTCTTCCGCAGCCGTTAGACGATTAACACCAGCAGCAGATGCAATGTACTGAATATTCAATTCCTTCAGCGCCGCTTTAATCTGGCTCAGGCTTGCACCTTGAGACTTCATAATGGTCACTAAGCGGAGTTTATCCTGAGCTAGTCCATCCATCTGCTTGCGAGTCAATGGAATCTCTGCAGTAAATAGACGTTGAGCTTCTTTTAGGCGATTAAACTCCCCTTGCAAAGAACGCAATGCATTGTTACTCTTGTCAAATGGATCACCACCGATTAGGGACTGTGTGACTTGCATTGTTCGACCGATTTCAGCAATCTCATCTTTAGCAACACCTAGAGCTTTTGCGTAAGTTAATACTGAAGCTTGACCTTTGGTATATCCTGCGGCTACGAATTCCTGAATCGCTGTCTGACGTTCTAAGATACTCATTGAGTTCTTAGTAGCAGTAGTAGCCTCTTCAGTAGCCTTCGTGGTAGCCTTGATTGCCTTCTCTTTTAAGGCCTCGCCTTTGAGAGTTTCATTGGCTGTCTTGGCATTCAACAGTGCAGCTTCAGCATTAGCTTTATTCGCCTGCGCTTGTGCCTTCTCCGCAGCAACGGAGGTTTTCTCTAGTTTCTGGAATGAGCCTTGTAGGCCCTCTACGGACTTACCAAGGGCTGCAATTTTGTTGGCAGCATCAACTAAAGCGTCGGTATTTACCTTGAACGCTAATTCGCTTAGGTTAAGCATATCTGTATTTCCTTGTTATTATTTTCTATACTACCTCTTCAGAAGCACCATAGAAAATAGGCCCCGAAGGGCCTTAATTACTTAGTTTTATTTTTCTTTTCCGCTTTGCTTTGTTGCTCTGAGGCAACTTCCATAGCTATACGGTCAAACATTTTAATCACTTCAATCTCTGAGGGATCAACCTCAAGTTGCATTAGGTTAAAATAAGCTTGAATCTCTAAGTAAGAAATAGGGGAGATTCCAAACCCAGAAGCCCGAGAGTTATTCAAGTCAAGAAACCAGTGCCAGCAATGAGCTACACTTTCTGGCATCTCAACAAGATTCTCAAGTTCCTTTGGCATAATCCCTTGCTTCTGAACAGCTTCTAAATGCTGTCGGAGGGATTTACCATCGGATTGTCTTTCACTAAGTTCAAACTCTTGCCTAGCGTATTGCTTGGCTAGGTCAAGGTCTTCATCATTGAAAGTTTAGGAGGTTGTCCGATTCCTCCATCACAGCGTCACGAATCCAAGTGTGTTCACGAAGAATCTGTTCACCGGTTTCCTTGTTGAAAGGAATCTCTACGCCGTCCTTACCAATACCGCGCCAAGAGATAATACGTACCAGATCATTTTCTACAGATGCGTCTTCCGCTTCGTCAATGGTCATTGGTTCCACTTCCTTGCCCTTGCGCTTGGCTTGGTTCTCACGTACAGTGTACTCTGTGTACTTACGCTTTGCGTGGTTACGTACAGGCGCTGACATGCGTCCACGTACTTTAATAAAACCACCAGTCTTTTCTAGGGATTCTGGCAGTAGAAGTTCGAATTCATACCCAGCTTCAGATAATTCTGCAAGGTTTGTTACTTTAAGGTCTAGCATAGTTTTCCTTTCTTTGGTTAATAAATGCGATCTTTAATCGCCTAAGTCTCAATTATACCACAGTGAAGTCAAATAATCAAGTTAAATGATTACAGGCAAAGAAAAAGCCCCAAGGATTTCTCCAAGGGGCTTATGCTCTGTATGATTACACTACAGCAGTGTCTTGAACCATGATGGTTGAAGGAACTAGGCCAGTGCCGGTTACACTGTTCAGAAGAGCCGTGAAGCTATGCTCCTGAACAATACCCATTTCACCGTCTGCCTTCGTTGCAGAGCCTACCTTGATTAGAGGGAAGGTGAAAGCAACAGCGTCAGCAGTCTTCTCGGAACCCGTTGAAAGAGCAACCACTAGGCTGATCTTGGCTTCGGTATCGAAGTAATCCCGGAAAGTACCATCTTGGAAGTATGTGCTGAAATTACCCGTTACACGGATACGGCCAGTAAATACATCAGCAGCAAAGTTAGAACCTACTACGTTAGCAGCTTCTAGACCACGTTCTACCGTAAAGTCCAGCGAAGTAATCAGTGCAACTGGTGCGCCGTTTACAACCAAGGCTCCAGAGACAGCAGCGAAGATACCATTAGTGCCAGCAACTGTAGGAGTTGTGAAGTATTGAGCGGTTCCCTTTTGCTCTAGGTTCTTGCCCATAAAGCTAAAGTCGCAAGTCACAAGACCAGTTGCAGGTAGCTGCACAGCCATTGAACCGACCTTCATACCAGTGTATACTTCTGATTGAGCAATATCACTGTACCATTCTTCAATAGTGTATGAGTCATCAGTGTGACCTGTCAGTGGAGCAAATGTCTGCTTACCAACAACAGCAACACCAGCAGAGGCGATTGGACCTTCAGCAACTAGAGGTGTAGCTGAAAGAACACGAACTGTCAATACCGTAGCAGTAACAGCAACAACCAATAGGTTATTCGCTACGTTAGCTGCATTAAACCCAGCGCCGGATAGACGAACCACGTTACCAACATAGAATCCGTCAGTGATGTAGCTGCCAGATGCACGAGTAATCGTGAAGAACTGACCTGACACTGCTACTGTAATAGAAGCACCTGCTACAGTACCACCTACCGTGAAATCACGAGCTAGTACAGATTGCATGAAGTCTGAATAAGTGCTAGGAGAGAGTTCACCGTTTAGAGAACCTTCAGCACTACGAACACCGTGACGCATATCGGCTACTTGGTAGTCCGTGCGGATTTCACCAGATTCGTAAGTTTCTTTGGTCAGGTTGAATGTAGCAGTAACACGGCGAATATATTTAGCTGACGTAGGACCAGCTAGAGTTCCCCACGTAGTTTCTTTTTTGTAAGCAACTTTCTTACTTACACCTTTTGCGATTGGCATATTATTTCCTTAATTTTGTTTATTTGCAAATAAAACAAGCCCGAAGGCTACAAGTGAATCTCTTCACTATTCTTGGTATACTTCAACTGTTAGAGGAATCAGGATAGGAACTACAACACGATCTTGTGTTGTGAATACTGAGCCAATCTGAGCAGTTTCAAGTATGTGTATTTTCGTTGGACCTTCGATTAAGGTAAGGCCTTTGTAAAATGTCTTTCGGATCAGCTCAGCCCTTGCTAATACTGCTCCAGTGCCTAATCCTTTTACGTCCGCAACAAAGACCTGAAATTCCATATTCTCTCTGTGAAAACCACCGGGAAAGACAGGATCAGTCGGAGTATCAATTCTAAATTGACATCTCTGGTACATTGCATCAACTGGTGGCTCAAAGTCAACACCTTCAAATGCGGTACTAATTGCTGGAGTAATACGCAGGAGTAATCTTTCTGCGGCTTTCTTTGTGTTTAGAATTTCCATGATTATCCTTGTTTATAGTAGCGTAGAAGCTGAGCTTGATGAACCGCCAGGATAGAATCCACAGTAGGTTGCATGATACCCATTCCAGCGGTCTGGTCACTGTAGTTATCTTCAAGGTCCATAATATATGGTCCTGAGTTTCCAATAAGAACCACCTCACCGAGTTTATAATTCATCAAATGAATCTTGGCAGCACTGGCAGCTACGTTCCCTGAGTCTCGACCTGAGATTACTTGAAAGTCTAAAGAACCATCAAGACTAACTTCCCATCCACCTCTTGCAACACCTTCCTCTTGTGGAAGATATCGACGGCGCTGGTATAGCTTCTGGTATGTGATTGAATCACCTAGAGGTGTATTCTGAATCGCAGTCAAGGAGATTTCATAAGCGAAACCTCTAACCATATTCTCCATTTTACGTACAGCTTCAAGGTAGAACTTCTGAAGGTCAGCAAGTAAATCTTTGGAGTCTACGGTAATCATTATCCACGAACTCCTACTAGCTTGTACAAAGCAATAGCTCCATTAGCAAAATGTTCCTGAACGGACTGTACTTTATATTTCTTACCCTTGTATTGCACTTCGTCATTAACCCGAGGAACTAGAGCAGACGTATTAGACAGGTAAAACATGATTGTCTCTTTGCCTACAAGTGCTGGGTAGTTATATTGGTTTGCGATGAATTGTTTAGGATAGATTGTTAGGGTGTAGGAAGTCTCAACAACCGCAGGACGGGCCAATTCAGGGTCATAGAGCCCTGTTTGTACCTGCGTGTATACCATCGGTACCCCATGGCGAGAAATCGCCCTTGTAGCGGCTCCTAGTGCGTCCATGATGCTCCTTAGAAGTACACCGCTGGGATGTTGCTTGGGTAAGTCTCACGCCCCGGAACAGTAACCAGATTATTGTCTGTGTTGTTTAGATTCGCTAGGATATCTTCTTTGCTTACACCACCGACCCAACCTTTGCAATTCTGCAGAACAGGATTGGTACTCGGATCACGTAAAAATAGTTGTAGAGACAGTCGGTATTGCTCCGCTGCCTTGCTTCCTCTTACGCTGAAAATATCCACTGTCTCATCAGTGCGTTGACTTAGCACCAAGAGTATTGTTCTAGCCGCATCAATCGACGCTCTAGTGATGTTGTTATTATTCTTTGATAGGAAGTATCTGTAGACCTCATCTTTTAAGATTGGGAAACTCACATTTACATCAGCTACTTCAAGACGAACTTTCTGTACATCTGTGTATGCCATTTTTATTCCTTTATTCTATTTAAGAATCCTCGACGAAAGACCCTTAAATAAAAAGCCCCCGAAGGGGCAATCGTATTAAGCAAGATTAGTTGCTTGTAATACCCTTGATAACCAACTGTGGACGGCGGATCATGTGGGTTACATCAAATTCACCGTCAAGGTCAATCTGAGTGCCCTTTGGATCACGGTACATCCACAGGTAAGCGCGTTCGGCAACGGTATTAACGAAGTCGAGGCGGTTAGCAGGACCGAAGTAAGAAACGAACGTGTCGGTTGTTCCAACAGGTACGAACACTACTTCGCCAGCAGGGATTAGACGCTGACCAGCCAGTACAGTACGCACTTCGATGAAGCGGATACCACCGTAGCTGAATTCACGATATAGACCGTTGTTACCACCGGCACGGTTACGTTGGATCATTTGACCTTCCGTAGCTGAGAAGTATTGGTAAGCAGTCTGAATCTTAGCGTGAGAAATGAACTTAGCAAACCACTCTGGTGAGCAGTAAGCTACAACGCCAGTAATAACATCACCAGTGTTAGCATTGTCTTGCATAGCAGCAATAACAGTTTCAACCTTTGACATCACGTCAGTACCAGCCGTACCTAGAACGAAGTCTACGGAAGTCTGTGTAATACCGAAGTCAGTGAATAGGTTACCAGAGATGGTGCCGTTAGGTGCGTACAGGTTACCAGTTGTCAGCGTGCTGAAACGACCAACTTCTAGGGTAATGTCGATGTTACGACGAATACGTTCCATCTTACGAGCTACTACAGATGCTTCCGTTTCTGCTTGGTCTTGCGAACCATAAGCACGTTTACCTTGAATATCTGCAGGCAGAATTGAGTCCACGATTGGGAAGTGAGCAATAGGGTATGAACGAATCTTACGAACGTCATCCTTGTTTGCTTGAGGCTTAGCACCACGGAACTGGTCGCCGATTAGGGCTAGAGTCTTGTTCTGTTCTTCGAAAGTAACAGTGTGAGTTGTTAGGAATTCTTCTGAGAAAAGACCTACATCGTTTAGAAGAGTCCAACTGTTTGGAACAATCTGTAGCTCTTGCGTGTAGTCGATAATCTCAAAGCTATTGGCATAGCTGCGGGTAATAGGCATAATTAGTATCCTTGAAGTTTAATTAATATTAAGCAGACTCAAGCACTTGAATGCCTAGAGTTTCCAGACTTGCGTACACAGCATTACGCTTAGTGGCGTCGTTGTAAGTAGCGTCTAGAATCAGACCACCCTTACCTACGGTTGCGGGACCCTTTACGAGAACAACAACTTTAGTATCTGTTGCAGATGGAATAGCTTGTTCGAATAGAACGAGAGCAGCAGCTACTTTAGAGCCGTCTACTGCAGTTTCTACAGCGGTAACGAACTTACCAGATGCAGTGATCTTGCCTAGCACTGTTCCGGGAACATATGTCTTAGCAGTGGCTTCGTTTACGGTAACAACTAGACGGCAGTACGCTAGTTCTGGCTCATATTCTGACTTTAGAAAGTTAGAAATGCGTTGGTTTTCTGTTGCGATAACTGGCATGTTATATCCTTACTTGGCTTTATTTACGCGGGCTTTCAGGATACGGGCCACAGGGCCTTCCTGATCTTCTACTGTATCGGAGGTACTAGCACCTTGTTCTGCGAACAAAGCTGACTTGTCTACGATTTCTTGTTTTGATTTAATGGTTTCAGCCATCTTCTGAATAGCAGTAACGAAGGCAGTAAAGTCTTCTTCAGCTTCTAGAGCAAGTGCAGCCTTAACAACAGCAGATTGAATACTTTCGTCAGCGACGAGTGCAGTAATCTGTGCAGTTTTAGACTTCACAACAGCCTCTTTTTGTGCTTGTTCAAATGCAGCAACGGCTTCTAGAGCTTTCTGTAGTTCTACTTCTTTAGCTTCTAGAGCTTTCTGAATAGATTCAACAACAGACTTCTCAACCATTTCTACAGTTGCTTCTGCAGTCTTTTCGGTTTTAGTGGTCATTTTTTCTTTCTTAGATTTGACTTTAGAGCCAGATGGCTCAACGGATTTCTCAACGCTAGCGTTTGTTGAGTTATCTAACTCTACAACCGTAGCTGCAGGGTCGGATTCTTTTTCAGCATCTAGTGTAGCTAGTGCTTTCTCTACTTCCACCTGAGTGGTCAACAGAGAGAGGTATTCGTTTTCATCAAGCAAGGCAAGAGCTTTAAGCACATCACCTGATTCATGAAGAGATTTCATAATGGTGAAAGCTTCCATACGTTCTGCGTAATAAGCCTCAGAGCCGTATTCATCGTCAGATTCTTCAGGAACATATCCCATCATCCGAGCTAGAACTTCGCTTTCTTCGTAATAGAGATCAAAAAATTTTCGCAAGAAGTCAGGCAAATCCATTGTTACCTGAACTTGTTGCATCTTCTCAATAGCTTCTTGACTATACCCACTGGATTTCAATACCAGTGCGTAAGGATGTCCATTAGCTGAATACCCCTGTGATTTGCTTGTCAGAGCTACATGAGCCCCCTCAGTCTCAAAACTAATGTTTGAAAGACTTCTTTTAGGTTTTTTTACTGTCATGATTTCTCCTTTAATCGCCAGCCATCATCTGATTTTCTTGGTAGTTTATAAAACAACTTCTTGATTAAAGTCTTGTCAGCGCCATAATACTCTGAGAGTTCATGGCGTGTGCATTGAACTTCAAGGCCATCTGAAAGACGAATAAAAGAATAAACTGTTGTATCGGCCCAGTGATTATTGTTTCCGTAAGCAGTTGGTCTTTTGACTTCAATTAGTTTGACGTTTTCTGTGGAGTTGAAACGTTTTGCTTTCAATCCTTGAGCAATGTTTAGGCGTTGCTGGTCAGTAAACTGAAGTCCGCTATTTCCTTCACCACCCTCAGACATATTAGTCAAAGGATACTGCATATGCTTGAACGTTTGAATAGCAATTTTCTCCAAAGCAAAAGCCTGTTCTTCGGTTAAACTGTCGAAAATAATTTCGACTTTATGCCCGTGCTTGTTCGCCACATTGTGCCAGTGCCTGTTTCGATGGGCTCCGGTTACCTGCCACGCCCTCTTACCTGACCCCTTACCTACATAAAATGGAAGGTTATCACTGAGTCGTCGGTGCAAATATACGTAGTATTTACCCATCCAACTGCTCAACTGTCGCTAATGCCCCAATTGAAAGTCCTGAAACTTCACCACTTTTGATTAGTTCCCAAAGGTCATCGTCAAGGACTTGAACCGTAGCAAGCCAAGTACCTTTCTTTACATATACATCCCCAAGAACGAAGTCTACTGGTGTACAATAGCTCTCAGCGAACTCAAAGGTTGCGGTCTTAGTAATATGAAAGAGGTTGGCTTGGTTAGAATATTTGTTGAAGTTATGACAAGCTTTACGAACTTCATCTTCTGAGGTAATGTCACCGTGAAGATCAACTTCATCTGGAACCATTACAATGAAGGTAGCTTGCTTCAGTTCTTCGTTTACTGACTTCACAATCTGGACTGTTTGTTTGTCATTATTTTTAATGCTCATGTTTTGTCCTAAAGTTGCAGCAATATATAATTATATCATAGTATTACTGGAATTACAAGTTAAATATCAATCCAAGCTGAACCATTCCACCGTTTCAATGTAGCTGGAACCCAACTAGAACCATTCCAACGCTGTAATGTCACAGGAACCCATGATGAACCGTCCCATCTTTTTAAATTACCAAGGGCAGGTAATGCAGACGGGAAGAATTCATTTTGCAGGATTATCAGGGAGTCAAATAAATCTGAACCACCCCTAATCCCAGAAGGTAAGTCTCTCTGGGGTTCTTGAATCATGATTAGCCGTGAATGATCTTACCACCACCGCGCACAGTCCCGGTAGATGTTGTGCTGCAAAGCTCAATAATAGTCAAGCATGAGCTATTAAAAATCTCAGGAAAACCTAATTGAGCCCAGTCGAAAATCTCCATCTTGTTTGCCAGAGGCAGCGGCATGGTGAGTCTAGGACGAGTGCATGTAAAACCAAAATTACCTGCAGTAGCTGTGCTTGCACTGAGTTGCACACTGTCGATACTTCGGATATACTTACCAGATGCAGCAGCAGGAATCAATTGATTGAGCGGAATCATACGCCCGGCTCTGATTGTACCGCCTGCAGCAAAGGTTGTAAGGTTCCCGGCAGTCCCGTCGTTATATGTCACCGTTACGGTAGCATTAGAGGCGGTGGCACCTGTATCTGCATACCACTCAGAACACCATTTGTACCGTCCGTGCCCCAGATATAGCCTGCGGTTCCACCAGCCACCACAGCAACCTTCTCGTCGCTTGATCCGGCTGGAATATTCAGAGCGGTCTTGAAAGCGTCAAAAGTAATCTTCTTTTCTTTCTGACCTGTTGCCTGCGAAGCATCATGGATAATCAGCAAGTCCGCCGCGCCGTCTACGCTGGCAAGAGTTACCAGATCATCAATCGCTGGTACTACAGGCAGGCGTGTAGTGGCGTCTGTAGCTGTGTGTAGCGTGCCACGGTCAGTGGTAAAGTGAGCCTCACCCGGAAGCATCCCGGTTGTTGGCAGGTTGGCCTTCAGGCCGCGTTTTAGTTGTAATCTCGCCATTTCTTTTCCTTAGTTAAATTCCCCACCGTCAAGTGGTTCGGCTTGCCATTCTGTTCCATCGAACATCAGTACATCATTTACTTCAGCTTGTGAAATATCAACAGAGCGAAGTTGACCTAGTGAAAGGTTATTAGGTGTAGACGCCACAGCGCCTGTTTGTTTTACTTGAGGAATTCGAACTACACGATCTGGTTTCTGAGAAACAGTGACGATCATTATTCAATCTCCAACTTACCGCGAAGAATCTTTTTCTTTACGTCATTGTTGAGTTTCAAGAATAGATCGTAATGCAAGGTGTTATATTCCAGTGCATCGAGTTCAAGTTCTGTTAAGCGAATTTCTAAGTTAGAGGCACCAAAAGAAATTCCAGAAGTATTGTTCTTCTGGAGTACCACTGGTCCTCTTTCGTACTCCCGAAGTACAAACAAAGCTTCAGCATTATTCGTACTCACGGGGGCACCCACGTCATTCGCTATTGTGATAATCTCAGAGAAATCCGTACCGCGTACAGCATCTAAGTCAGCAATAGGTGTTGGCATATTTATCCTGCGTTGTCTAGGTTATTAGAAGAGGTATCTTCACCTGACACATTATCAGATGTACCCTCACCCGGTGTAGTCATGCCGTCGCCAGCACGGCTCGTTTCTGGTGTGATTAGATCGTTCTGTGGCTCAAGATCAGCGGGCAGTGGATCAACACCACCAGCAATACGTACAGCATTTAATACTTCACGATCTTTCTCTACCAAACCAACAGAAGCAACACGCTGCCAGAACTTACTAATCGTTTCTAGGTCAGCATCTTCTAGGTTATCATAGTCTAGAGTACCGCGACGGGAAGCATCCCAGCCATTTAGCTCGTAAGTCTGACGAATCAGGTCTTGATTCAGAACTTCACAGATAATCTTGATCATACCCTCAGCGGCGGAACCAGAAAGACTATTCTTGATTGCTCCTAGCGCAAAAGAACCTGTAGCTGATTGGCCCATTTGCAACACGTCACTGAACAAGCTTGTGTAAATCAGGTTACGGTAGTATTCCTTGATCTTGGAAATATCAAAAGCTTTCTTACCATCTACACTTAGTAGTTCTAGACTGAAAAGAGGCTTCTTAGCTTCAGGATCAAAAGCATTAGGCAGAATCATGGCAGATTGTTGATTCATCTGCAGATTACGTAGAGCGTTCTCGTAGTAAGTCTTGATAACTTTCTGCTCAGGGGTAGCATCTTCCGATAGATACTGCGGAGGTAACATTAGAACAGGCAGACCGTTTAAGTCCTTTGACACACCTACAGCTTCTAAGTCTTCTAGAGCGGTAAGGAAACGCCATGCAAGGTAAGCATCGCGCAGTGGAGACTTGCCAAATGGGTCACCACGGTGACGACCAGCACGGAAGAGCAAGAACTTAGGGCGAGACATTACAACTTCATTTGCTACTCGATTAGCGTAACGATTATAGTTGTCTGTTACTCCTGATAGGGATTGCTTGACGCCGATAATTTCATTACCGTCATTTGAGAAAACGAACTTCTGAATGGTTTCTTGAGCGCGGATGGGAAGTTTCTTCCAACCAATATACCCGTCATTAAACATGCTGCCGTTGGACTTTAATCTACGGCGGTATACTTTTTCGTGAACAGAGAACCCGTAGACATTCATACTAAGGATATCGCGGACAAATTCAGCCCAAGAGTGTTCCATATCACCTAGCATACTCTGGACAATTTCGCACTGCTTCTTTTCTTCCTCAGTCGCATCTGCGGGAGGATTAAACGACCATGTTGCTTTGGCGATAATGCTGTCAAAAAGAGTAAGTGAAGAATTAACCGCGCTATGGTACGACATCTCTTTGTAAATCTTGATGTTGTTCGGGAAGTTCAATTCCCGTTTTAACTCATCAGTAGAAACTCCACTAAAGATCTGCAAACCGAGATAACCAGACTCACCGAGCTTAAATCGTTCGGGTGTTTCTGAAGCTATCTCGGTGCTTTTTGTTACTGCTGCTTTTGCCATACTGGCTCCTTGTTAAAATTTGAATGAAGGAATGCTTTCAAAAGTCTGGACAGATATCGGGTTTTGGTGATATCCTTGGAAACTGTTTGGAATTCCAGAAGAGAGATTTGGCAACTGCATAGAAGGCAGTGCAAGGTCTTTATTTAGAACTGAGAAGCAATCACTCACGCAGTCAACCTGATCGTCCTTGTAGCGTCCTGTCTCATCGAACACTTCCAATTCATCAAAGAAATCTTTGTTCCAGTCAGCCTCTACCACCTGTACGAAGCCTGCTTGTGCTACACTACTAAAAGGTGCAAAACGGATTGTCTTGGATTTAACTGGACGAGATAGTCTGCAGGTATAGCCCATCTCAGCAAGTCTTCGCTGAAGGTTCTTAGCATAAGCACCAGCGGCAGCATTCGGGTCTTGAGGAATCGAGATGACTACTCCCGGACCATCTGCCTTGGCTGTATCGAAGATCATCTGCTCAACAACATGAGTACGATCCCGGCAACCAACTACGCTCTCAACGGTGTAGATGCTGGTAGGGTCTTTAGAGATAAGTACGCCTCGGGTCCAGTCTGGATTCGGGTACTGTTCGGAGGGCTTGCTAAAAGCAAAGTCCCAAGCACGCACTCTTTGCCTTGCTCGACCATTCGGGTACTTGACTAGATTAACCCATTCTCGTTTGAATAAACCTGAGCTTTCAGGCCTAGCAAACCAAGAACCAAGAAGTAGGCGCTCCATCTCAACCCGAGGAAGAGACATAAGGTTACTGATATAGCTTGGTTGAGCTTTAAGTAAAGGTGGATTATCGCGGCAAGTGGCAGGAATGAATGAGAAGGCTTTAATACCAGATTCGTCACCACTGCCATGAACTGCCTCTGCTGCCTCAAGACTATCATACCACAACATGGTATTGCCTTGACGGAAGAACCAACGCTTAACTCCAGCAAGCTCTTCTTTGGGAATACCTGTCAGCGGGTCAAGATAGAAATCCTGAATCCACAACCTCAGAAAACTATTGTAATCTGGGTTAGTCATTAAGAACATCTGTGGCTTATAATCAACGTAAGCGTTACGCATACGAGACACAAGATACACAATCATATCTTCGGTAAAGTCTGTTGCTTCGTCGAAAATAACCAAGGAATATTGACCGCCTTTATGATCGTACATGTTACTCTCATGCTGCATATGAGAGAATTTAAGGACAGCACCATTAGGGAAAATAATTTCATTCTCACGGTGCTTAATACGCAGACCTGACCCTGCTGGGTAAATCGAGGTATACATATTTACAGCTTCATGCCAGATTGACCCCGGTGAGGTAATCATCTTGGACGTTCTACGGAAAATAACCCCTGTGGCTCTGGGGTGTTGCATGAACTTCAGAGCGATCAGCAAGGCTGTGTAAGTCTTACCCGAACCAGCGGCTCCACCAGCCAAGGTAATATCAGCGTTGGAGTTAAGGAAAATCTCTTGTTTCTTAGATGCTGGCGCTAGTAAAACAGTCATGCATTACTCCGGACTATCAACAACTTTGAGACTGAATAAAGGAGTCTGTGCCTGAATCTCTTCAGCTTTCTTTTCCTTGTCTTCTTCGCTATCACCGCTGTACAGGTCATCAACAAGCTCTTTGTACGCATCTAGGAGGATCGTACAGGCCTTCAACTGAGATGTGTGAGTAGCCGCTTCATTCTTCATGATCTTCGCTGCTGTGTTGATAGCATCGGCCATAAGAGGCTTGATCTTCCGTGCTAGGCTCAGTAGCTCACGCTCTTTGATTTCACGCTTGGTGAGGGCTCTGGCGGGCTTAATGCGGCCCTGAGCATTGATGTGAGGGTCTAACTCCCCGTTTAACTCTGATCGAGCTTTGAATACCATATAGATTCCTTTCAGAAACGCCAAAAGCCCCATAAGGGGCCAGTGTAAAATTAGTCCTGCTTACGACTGCAGGTATAGCTTTTCGTACTATACGCGGTTTGGGAACGCTATCATTTGTCTAATCCTTATGGCGTAAGGTTCAGCCGAGAGTACCAGTCTCGTTTTACTTCGTATTTAGTATCGAAGGACACCTGCCTGACGGCTTGCTCGTAATGTCAACGAGTCCCAAGGTAGGGGATTTGGTAGCGGGAGTGGGATTCGAACCCACGACCTTCAGCTTATGAGGCTGCTGAGATGACCAACTTCTCCATCCCGCTATGATTGGTGCGCGAAGTGGGACTCGAACCCACAAAATTTACTTTCTAAGAGTAACACGTATCCCAATATTCCGTCACTCGCGCTTTAATTTGTCTTGGTAGGACACCCCGGATTCGAACCGGGAAAAACCCAGGATTTTGAATCCTGTTACTGTACCAGATTTGTATAGGTCAGTGTCCCAGAATTTTATGGTGCCAGTTGCATGAATCGAACACGCGACCTTCTCGTTACAAAGGAGTTGCTCTACCAACTGAGCTAAACCGGCTAATTAATGGTCAGTACCGTGGGCCTCGAACCCACATATTCTTGATTCCAAATCAAGTCGCCGTCCACTTGGCACCAGATACTGATAAAACTTTGGTGGGTCTTGAAGGAATCGAACCATTTAGCATCCACCCTGCAAAACAATGCCCAGCGGGTTACAGCCGCCGACAGGGAACAAAACCCAAAAATTGGACAGGCTTCTCACCTGATTGATCAACTCCATGATTGGTTCCCATCCCTGAGAATTTATTCTGCTTTTACCTTGCGTACATATTACGCTTTGGCTTGGCAGGTTGTACTTCAGCAACTTCTTTGCTTGCTTGAATATAATTATACCGCACATTTCCTACAGTGTCAAGCATCATCTGGAAAGAATCTGTAGAACCTGAAAGAATGCCTTTCAGAATCGATGGAGAAAATCCGCTAACCATTATAACACCTCGGTCCATTACAGTAGCAGGCTTGTTACCATAGCCAGCAGCGTTAACGTTCCAGAAAACCAACGCAGGCATTTTATAACCCGCTGCAGCGTACTTAGCTTGGATCATTGGCACAGCCGATAGACCAGCGCCCCTGACCTGAGAATTAAACTGCATATCAGAAATCATCAAAACCTTAGTAGGCATTTGATCTTCTGAAACCTTGTTTGTTACAGATGCACTCAGGATGGCATCAAAGACGCCTTCAATGTTTGTGCTATAACCTACGTCTTCATTGCACTTTTTCACACGAGAAGCCAGTGTAGCATTCGGAGCGAACTTGACAATCCTTGGCTTATTAGTGAACGTGATGAACGTATTCTTAAAGACACCTGACAGTCGCTCAGAGGTATAGATGCCAAGAGAGATTGCCACATCCATCGCTGTAACACGTCCTGCAACTGGACTCATCATGCTGCTAGAAACGTCTACAACACAGATAGCACGTTCATTCGAGCCTTCGCAGTAGTCCGGTAGATTCTTCCACTGCACTTCAGCAAGAGAAGGGTCGTGGTTCAGCAAAGCAGTCACATCGTAAGGGTATACAGCACCGGCATTAACCTTTACTTCACCATT